AGCGTTACCTGTGAAGGCAGACATTACTTGCTTGTTGTAAGAACCACAAAGAACCACAGAAGGCTCTGCACCGCTATCCCAGCAGGAAGCAATCACAGTTTTCAAGATGGTTTCTGTCAGCGCACGTTGTGTGCCGTCTGTAGCACCAGCATTAGGGAAACCAGCTTCACCTGTACCGGATGTTGTACCAGCGGAACCACCAGTACCAAACGCAGTGTTTGTGGTGATAAAGGCTGGCAGACCAGCAGTTGCACGGGCAGTGCCAGAAGAACCAGCAGACGCGGCAGTATTGGAAAGCAGCATGGCTTCCATGTCGCGCTTCAGTTCTTTCAGTTTGTAAGCAACTTGCTCTGCAACTGTTTGCGCATCGCCAACACCGTTAACTTTGTTTGCAGTGGAAGACACATCGACAACTTTGTCTGAAATCTGTGTGTAGTTCCCTTTGCGAACAGCGTTAGTTGGAGAATCGTTGCCGGGAGCAGATTCGCCTTCGATTACGCGGTTGTCAGTTGCGACTGCCGCAAGATCAACTTCGCCCCACTCAAAGTAAGTGTTTTCGACGTTGCGTGTGCCAATAGTAGACATGAAAATTGTCTCAGTTGGCGTGATCGAAATCAATGCGTCTTGAATATCCTCGCGGATAGTCGTGACATCATAGGTTTCGTTTGTATTAGCTAGAACACCCATTGTGTTTTCCTTTCGCTATGACAATAAGAATGAAGTGACACTTTTTATGTCACCACTTTTCTTCATCCTAGAACGCACTTGTTGTTGCCTTTTCGCCCGACCATCCTCGGTTCGTTTTGCTCCAGGCTTAACCATTGGACGCGCAGATTTTGACTTTTCTACGACTTTGTCCTTAGTCCCCATGAGCTTTTGGTAAGCAACCGCGTCACGCATGATTTTAAACTCCCATCCGTGTGTCAACGAGCTAACAATTTCTTCTGGAACGCCGTAATAGCCAGTCGCCGTTGCGTGAATATCAGACAAGAGTTTTTTGCCCTTATCTGGATCGCGTAGCTCTGGAATTTCTTGTTTCAGAATTTCAGCTTGTTGCGCAATATAGGCTTGATTGGCTTGCGCCTGTTGGGCCAATTGCTGCTGCTTGACTTGTTCAGCCTCTTGCTTGAGACGTTCAAATTCTGCAACATTTTCGCGGTATTCTTCCATTTGCTCCAAATAACCTAAAGGGTCACTGTTTTGCAGCTCCTTCGGTGGCTTTTGAGGCTTTTGTGAAAGTTCACCATTTTCGAGTTGATTGATGCGTTGCAAAAACTGTTCACGTTCTTGTTGCATGGTTTGGTTCAGTTGCTCCAACTCTTTGCGTTGATTAGCGTTCTGTTCCATACCCTTTTGGACGTAATCTTGCCCAGCGTAGCCACGCTTTAGCTCTTGCAGGGTCACTTTCTTTAATTGACCATCTGACTTTACTTCAAGTTCAAGATCGTCGGAAAGCTCCACAGGAGCGGCTGGCTCGTCGGTGTATTCATCCTCATCTACGTTTTCATATTCAGCATCTTCAGCTTCATCAGTATCGTAGCCACTGGCATCCTCGCTCTCAGCCATTACCTCTTCCGGTTCAGTCTGAGCGCCCTCAGTTACCTCTTCGGAAGCCTCAACAGCCTCGCTTGGATTATCTTGCTGAGTAGTTTCCATCAGCATTTCGGTTACAGAAGCAATGCTTCCATCGTTAGGATTAGTCGTCATGGCGGTGCCGATCCTTCTTTTCTATGAGCATCTCAGCGTTTACGTCCGCTTGAAGAATATACTCAATTTGGTTTAATGCTCTCAAAATGGCGTGAGCGTCTTCACGTTTCTCCACTTCGTCGGCGCTGCTATTCGCAAAACCCTCAAGTTGCTGGTTTCGCAAATCCTTCATGATTAGTTGGAAATGTTCGTTTTGCATTAACGCCCTAGAACGTGATGCCCTAACCTTGTAATCCATAACCACCCATCATTTGTTCGTTGTGTGCGCGTGTTGCATCTTGCTCTGCTTTTACAGCCGCAACATTCACAGTTGAATTATACTGACCCAAAATCTTCGCAACTTCAACCGCGAGGTCTTGCACCATTTCATCGCGCTTTAAATCGTCTTTCATAGCAAGTTCGTGCATCTTAAATTGCTGATCCGCAGAAGCCTTCTGTGCATCCAACTGCAATTTAGCCATATCAACTTGCACTCTGCTTTGCGCTTTCATTTGCTCTGCCATTAAGAACGCTTGGTTTGGATCGGATGCCGGAGCGCCGCCTTGCTGTTGTTGTTGTTGCGCCATCATTGCCTCTTGCTGCTTTTGAGCAATCAACTGCTGTTCGCTTTCCGGTGTAACAGGCAAATAATAACGCTCTGAGTTTTTAAGGCCGACTGCCGCTAAAGTATCCGCCAGAGTGTTCCGAATATTAGTCATCGTGACCATGCCATTATTCGGCCCATATTGCTGCCAAATGCTCATTTGCATTTGAATGGTCTCGCGCAAAACCGCCGCCTTTTCGTTTTCGCGGCCCGTACCCAACCCGACATTCACTATGATATCCATGTCTGCGTTCCAGACCCTCGGATCGACAGCAACGAATTGGTTGTTTAGACGGATGATTTCTTCTTTGTCAGAATTTTTAATAATGGTCGAAGCAATCAATCTAAATAGCTGACGCATACCGCCTTCGGCTAAATTACGCGCCATGACCTCTGCCTGACCCGCAGCGCCTTCCATAGTAGCCGCAACGGCTGTGGCGGTGGCTGACTGCAATACATCTGGATCAAGCCCTTGTGCAGCCTTAGAAACGCCCGTTTTGTTATCAACAAGCATATCGAAATATTGCAAAGCTGGGAGCGTAGAACCCGCAGTAAACGGCACAACTTGCTCACGAATTGCACCGGGAGACTTAACTCGCACAATTCGACCGATCTCGTTATTGAGAAGATCGTCAATCGAAACTTGACCCTCGACAACTTCTAGGCCGGGATTGTTAGTCAATGACACGTTATCCAGAACACCACGCAACATTGATGTCGCCGCGTCTTGGTCATTCATTACTAACTCAACCAACGATCTTCCGAAAAATGCGTGTGGTTCCGGATCGATTTCGAAAACAGCAAACGGCACTTCATCAGCTAAATCATAAGAAAGCATCTTATAACCAGCACCAGCCAAGACAAAACGATAAAGCTGCGGGATGCCCAAGCCTTCAGCGTCAACCTTCATATAGGCTTCCGTTACGACAACTTTCTTAGATGTAGGATCAACGCTTTCATCATCGTCTTCATCAATGGTGTAGCCACGGCGCTCAAACTCAGCCTCAGACTCCATTGTTGAAATAGTCCCGGTCAAGCCTTGGATTTCGTCTTCTTCATAGCCCATAGCCAGCAAGTCGCCAATGGTCATGTCGGTGCGATGCCCAACCACAAAAAAATCGTCTATGCTGCGAGCATTTCGATCCACAAAAAATTCTTCTGGCGGGACTGACGTAATAAGAATGTCGCCGTCAGAAACTGTGCGGCTGATTTTAACATCATAAATTGGACGTTCTATTTCAACGCCCATTTCGTCGATTTCGATTTCCTGCGTTATTGTTTGCTCTAATACTTCAACATCGTCTTCCTCTGCCAAGAACATAAACTCTTCAGCAGATAATCCAGTATAGCTATAGATTTCGCTTTTCGTCTTGTCCTCAAACATCACCTTGGCAATGCCGCACTTTTTAACCATAGCGTCTTGGAAAACATCGTTCAGCATACGATAGCCGTTGTTTTGCTGAAACTTATAATTGGCGTATTTGGTCATTTGCTCCGCAACGGGAACATCTTCTGGCATACGAGGCACAAACTCAACCGGGTTTTCTGTGCTTAAAAATACGCGCTGAATAGATGGTTTTATACCGCGAACAACATCACGGCACTTTGTGGCGACAACCTTAGACCGACCTTGCTCATGCCCAATATCTACCTTGCCATCGAAATAACGCTGCGCCCTGATCCGTGGTTCAGAGATTTCGCTCTCGATAAAATCAACAGCATCTTGCACCGCCTTTTGGACGATGCCCTCAACCGTGTCTTTATCCATTGGTTCAATACGCATATTTATTGTTCCTTACTGTGCCATTTCTTGCAATTTAGGTTCCAAAGCCCCACGCGCGGTTAATGAAAGAACACCAGCAATTTGGTTGACTAACAAATCATTTTCAGCCTGAGTTATGATTTGTCCAGTTTGCGCCCTTTCCATAATATCTAAAACCTTACGAGTTTCTGGCCCTTTAGCTTCAGTAAGCGCCCTCGCAACGTCTGCAAATATTTTTCTGCGCTGTTCAAAATCATATTGATCGGTTCTGCCAGTGATAGCTTTAACGATTTCTTTCGCAGAACCAATTGGTTCTCCACGAAGTAATTGTCCAAAAAAGCCTTCATCTGTTACATCTCTAATATCTCGTTCTATAGCTTGGCGTTGTGCTGTTTTAGAGTTTATTGCAACAGCCGACCGAACTTTTGAAGTTTGCGCAACTTTATCTATCTCAGCCAATAGATCGGCTGCTTCATTGCCCATAATACGTTGAATTTTCTTTCGTGCTGCATCAGAGCTTGTAAGACGATAGAATGCATCTAGTTGCCGCGCAGCCAATTCTTGGTCGGACGGAACACCTTTGACGTTTTCTAATATTGTGCGTATATACTGACGCATCCCTAATTTTGATGCTTCTATTTGTGCTTGAGAAGGTTCTGGCCCTAACTCGTCAAGAATATCGCCAATTTCAGTTTGCGGCTTTAAAGCCTCACGCCCTAACTTAAAGGCGTTTTGCTCGTCAATTTTTTCGCCTCCTAGCCTTACAGCATCATCATATAACCGCGCACCAGTTTCAGGTTCAATTACCGCATCACCTATAGATTTCTTTAAATCTCTAGCCAATCCGCCATAAAGCAAAGTATCATCAGTTGCTTGACCAAGAGGGTTTCTTGCGGCTTCTGCCAAATTTCCAAGAGCACGTTTTATATAATCAAGTTGCATTACATTGGGCATTTGAGTGTAGGATATTTCCCCATCATCTCCTAATGATGCTAATATTTGTTGATTTTTTTTGCCAGCCGCTCTCATCATCACATTAGCTTTTTTAATTGCTTGGTCTAAAATAGAAGGATCAATTCTATCTAGAGTGCTTTCAATATTAATACCAGCTTGAGAGCTATAATCTATAGGTTGACCGTAAGCAGCTTCATATGCTGATTTTCGACCTTTGGCTGTTTTTGCAGAAATCATTTCTGCCGCTTGAAGCGGAGTTAAATCTGCATCACCTAAAGTTTTATCTAAAGTTTGAGAAAGCCCTGCCGTAACATCATCTGCGCGTTGGCCCAATGCGCGTGTTACAACTTGACCTTGACCGCCAACAGAAACGCTTGCGTCAAGCAATGCTTGAGCGGCAGGACCAGCATCAGCCAACATCCCGGTTTCACCAGCACGTTCCAAATTTAGCAACGCTTGGTCAATATCACCACCAGCATCAAAAGCACTTTTAATAACTTCTGCCGCTTGTTTGCTAATGCGCAACGCAGCAGCAATCATTGGAACATCTGATTTTCTCAAAAGATTTAATATGTTTCTGCCACCAGAAGCAAGCAAAGGCGTAACAGCGCCAATAGTGCCACCAACAGCAGCTCCTAAAACTGCACCTTCACCACCTTCGCGAATTCTATTTTCACCCGGTTCAGCCTCACCAGCACCAGAAATAAATCCAGTAGCACCCCCAGCGGATAATCCAGCGGCTCCACTCACAGCAGTTGATGCAAGCGTTCCTCGCTGGCGCGTCCCACTGATAATGTTTGCAAGTTGAGGAAGCCTTTTTAACAAAGCATAGCCTTCAGTTAAACCAACCCCCAATTGTGCAATTAAAGTTTCAACCGGGCGTTCGCTTTGTTGCGCTTGCTTAATTGCGCGGAGAGCGTCACCAGATTTTCCACCAAAATATTTTTCAACAAGTTCATCCAACCAAGCACCAGACCCAAAGCCCATTGCCTGTGATGCCGCTACTACCGGGCCAGTAGCTCTGCCGAGCGGAGATTGTTCTTCCGCCGCCGACAAAATGCTTTTCTGCCAATCTGAAGTGGCCATTGATCCAGCGGTCTGACCTTCTTTGTAAGCAGCAACACGCTCGGGATTAGATGTACTAAAACCACTGCCCATAATTAGCTCTCTGCCATCAGGCTGCATAACAAGAGCACTTCCATCATCTGGATTTACAAAGTAACCCCCGCCCGGTTTCGGAACAACAATTGGAGCTTTATACGGGTCCATTGTATCAGATATTTTGAACGCTTCATCACGAGTGCGTGCAGCTATACGCATTATATCGCCAGTTTTGGCGCTTTTAATATAAAAGATTTTTTTTGTAGGTTTTTTAGCCATTATGGAAATTCCACCTCCGTATTACCGCCTTCACTTTGCGCAGGTGCTTCTGGGGCTACATAATCAGGTGTCCCAAAAAGTGGGTTTATTTGTTGCTGCATTTTAAGAACTTCTTGTCGAGCATATGCAGCTCCTTCACCAGCACCAGCTTCTATTAACCTAATAGCTAATTCTCTATTTCGTCTTTTTTGCTCTACAACTTGCTGCGTGTCTCCGGGCTGCGGGAAATATTGCAAGTTCGCATTTTCAAATTCAGATTCAGCAATAGCAGCGCCGGACTCCCTACGCAAAACAGCGTTAACAAAGTTTCTTCGCGCTTGATCGTAAGATTTAAACTCGGGTGATGTTAAATAATTTCCCGCGAAAGGAATATTGGAAAAGATTTTCTGCATAAAATCAGTTCCTTCCCTTTCAACTAAACGTAAATCATTTTCTGCCTGTCGCATTCTGCCAGAATATACGGTTGCGCCAGATTCACTTTGGTCTAAGTTAAGTTGAGACGGATCAATTCCTGAAATATATTCAAGTTCACCTGTTACTGGATTTTTGCGAGTTAATGTTGCCGTGGTAGGAGCTTGAAAAATAACCTTACCTGTTTTCCGATCAACTAATGTTTTGCCGACAACAACGTAATCACCTGTTAATGATTTTCTATATGCTTCATATGCTTGCGCTGCTGGCATACCGGCCCTTATAGCTTCGGCAAACAATCCACCATTAGGCTGAGAAGCCAACCAATCCGCTGTTCGATTTCGATCTTCGCCTTGCTGTTGACGTTCTACATCAGCGGACGCTCGTTGCTGAACGCCGCTTAGCAATCCAGACCTATCTAATGAGGCAAACGTCTCGCGGGTTCTTGGATCACGAAGAAAACCCAGCAACCCACCAGAGCTTTGCTGTTGTTGCATTTTCTGCATTTGAATGGCGCTCGGCTGCTGCATATTGCGGCCTGTAGATTGTCCGTCCATTGCTGAAGCTCCTCCAAAGATTTTGGCTTCCAAAGATTCCGTCATTTTCCCGTTGTTGGGAATTGGTTTTGGGCCAGCTTTGTTTGCTTTTCCAAAAATGTGCGACCCGATGGTTTGCCAATCGCCACCAGCAGATGCGCCCCAATTAGGATCAGCAAGCTGCGGGTTGTAATAATGAGTTGCACCGCCTGTCGGGTCTTCATAATTACCAGAAAGCAAGGCGTCAGCAACTTCATACGCTCTTGCACTTGGCGTGAAGTCCATATTTTGACCTTGTTCGCCGCCAGCATAACCAGTGGTGCTATTCCACGCAGAGAACTGACCCGGCTTCAAAATAACTTTGCCGAGATCACTGCCGCCAGCAAGACGGTTCATAATTACAGAACCAACAGCCACCATGCCATTATAGCCTTGGTTTCCAGCCTCGGCTTGCAGTGTCTTTGCTAGTAGGTCTCGTTGCGTTAATTCCATTTAA